GTGGTTTAAGGCAACGGTCTTGAAAACCGTCGACTGTAACAGGTCCATGAGTTCGAATCCCATCGCCTCCGCCATCTTATGTACGACAAAGCCCTGATTATTCAGGGCTTTGTCGTTTCTGGCGTTCTGAAAATTCCGTTCCACTCAGGATGTGTTCCATAACTATTCTGGACGTGTTCCATAACTAGCAGCTTTTAACTCCCTTCTCCGGCGTCCTGCCGAACATAAAACACTCTTCATGTAACAGGGTGCTACGCTGGGTTCTTTCATGGAGGAAACCGCGATGTCCAATTCTGATCTGCTCCCTTCCCTGCTCTTCAAAATCAACGAAAACCAGCTCGCCCTCGAGGCCGCCATCATGGAGCTTACCCTCTGGGTGGAACAGCGCGGGTCCGCCGACGTCGCGGAAAACGTTCGCGAATCTTTGCGCGCGATCGATCGAAATGAGGAATTCATCAAGATGACCCTGGCCGTGTTGATGACGCCTGACTGACAGCTCGTCGCTTCACACTCGCCCACCTTCAGCGACTCGATTACTGTACATGCATACAGCAATTGTACAGCGACCTTGTCTCAATGAATTTCGACCAAGCCAAATCCCTCCGACTACAGCGATGGCGCGCCACTCTCGGCGACCACGACTTCCGCATGCAAAACCCGGAAGGCCACCGGGAGAATCTCCGTGAGATGGCCGAGGCGCTGCATGCAGAGGGTCTGATCGACCAGCTTGAACAGTTCGAAATGAACGAGCTGGCAGACGCTGCTTACTGGCACGCCGTCGAGGAGCTGCAGAATTCGCCGGGCCATTACCGCGGTGCGTCGACCTACAAAGTCGTGCAGATCGACAACGGAAAGCTTCTGGGCACTATCAGCCGGTCCATATTCAACTTCGCATCTCCCACGCCGCGAGGCGCGTCATTCGCGTACGACGGGAAGGTTTACTCTGGTCCAGAAGGCGCACATCTCAACCTGGGGCTCTCCAGGAACATTGGCAAAATTTCCGGACTGATCCTGGCCATGTATGGGCAGCAATACCAGTTGGTCGAAACTGAGCGAGTAATCGGTGGCGTCGACTACAGTCCCATCGACGACCCAGACACTTACCGCGCGCTGGTTGATGCTGGCCAAGTCGCACAGGAAGAGCGCGATCTGCGTACTTTTGAAAAAGTGCGACCACACATTGAATCAGCGGCGTTCTGCACCTGCCCTGTGTGCCTTGACCGATTTGGCGCGCGCGATGACTGCCAGACCTGCGCCGGAAAAGGTTTTGTGACAAAGCCAGCACCAGCAGGTCTACGCTGAAAGATCATGCGAGGATCTGGCAATGTGCGGACGACTCTCCCAATACAGCGGCATTCACGACTTCGTGGCAGCGCTCAGCATGCCGAACGCCCTGATCAACTCAACCGGAGAACAGCCTCTCGGTCGGTACAACGCCGCGCCGACTGCCCAGCTTGCCCTCTTTCATCAGGAAGGGCAGTTCCTGCACGCCGACATGGTCCGCTGGGGATGGCGCCCGCACTGGGCCAAGGATCGCGCCGCACCGATCAACGCTAGAGTTGAGAAAGTCGCCCACGGTCCATTCTTCCGCGCTATCTGGCCGCACCGGGCGATCATCGCGATCAACAACTGGTTCGAGTGGGTTGACGAGGGTGGCCCGAAGAAGCAACCGTACCTGATCAGGCATCGGGATCAGTCGCCAATTCTCTGCGCCGCGATTGGCCAATATCCAAACGAAGAACATGATCCAGGAGAGCATGACGGCTTTGTCATTATCACAGCCGACAGTGCCGGCGGCATGGTCGACATTCATGACCGGAGGCCGGTCGCCCTATCGCCAGATCTGGCCAGAGAATGGCTGGACCCGGCCACACCGAAAGAGCGCGCTGAGCAAATGGTGCTGCACCAGGGCGAGCCGACTGAGGTGTTTGAGTGGTTTAAAGTTGACCGGGCCGTGGGAAATGTCCGAAACCAAGGCCCGGACCTGATCGAACCGGTCGAATGATTCAGCCGCGCGACAATATTTTCAAGCGCTCCACCAGAGCCGCTTCAAAAATGATGTACAGCCTCTCAGCGTCGCCGGCGCGCAGAGCTCTGCCGGTTTCCAATCCCAGCACGAAGCCATCCGCACGTGCCCCCGCCTTCACCGCGATAATCATCGAATCGGCCCGGACAATTTCCGCCAGCAGCCGGTCCGCCTCTCGCTGCATCTTCTCGCCCAGCACCACGCCTTCCATATCGCTCAACATTACATTCAGCTCGACATCCAATACATCACAGCGATTACCGCTGATACCCAGATGATCGTCAGCACTATTGAGTATCCAGCCAGTTGTTTGTCCATGGCACCGCTTCATCAAAATGAATCTAAATCATGGGTCAAGGTCGATCAGGTCGCAACTGTGGCTCTGAGCCACCGGTCAGCGCGCGGATATAGGCCTGACACGCCTGCAGCGCAATCAGTCCACGGTCGCCTTCATCGGTGATGGCGACAATTCGTTGAGCATGCGCTGGGTCAAGTCGGGCTCGTACGGCTGCATGATCCACGCCGCCGGCGCCGGAGGCTTTTGGCACGTCACAGCTACCGGCTGAATCCGCGTCGATGAGGACTGACAGCCGCAGATCAGAAGTGGCAAGGCGATCGCGCAGAAGAGCCTGGGCTTTTTGAGCATTGGTCATTTTCTCGGAGTGGGTTTTGTCACTGGCCGCCAGCCGCTGCTCGAGTGCCAGCCGCTTGTCCTGCTCGGCCTGCTGCGCGGTGGCAGCGGCTATGGTCAGCTGGTTTAGGGTTTCGGTGTGCAGCCGGGCCTGCTCCGCCAACTGGCGACCGTAGCGCCAGTCTTGGAACTGCCAGGCGCTGCCGGCGCCGAGCAGCACCAGTGCGGCCGCGCCGATCACTCGCCACGGCACCACCATCACGGCACATCCTTGAAGAAGACGTGGCCACCGAGCAACAGTGTCTGCTTCGCCTTGGCCGCCCACCCTGGCGCCGCCTTCATGCTGCGCGCGTAGTAGTGCGTGGCGCCGCCGGTGGGATCAGGCACCTTGCCGTCGATTACCTGGTCAGCAGCAATCCGGCACTGCGCCAGTTCGCGGAAAGGGATCTCCCGCGCGCCACTCAGGAATGGATAGTTCGGGTCCCCCTTGTTCCAGCAGCTGAACTGGTAGGGCTTCTGGCACACGCCGGCGTAGCCCTCCCCCCACCATGAATTGGTCTTGCCGTCGAACACGCGATTGCGAATCGTCCAGGCCACGGCAATCTTGCCGGCCAGACTCTCGCCGCGCGCCTCGCCCCACAGCGTGCGAGCAAGGACGTCGCGGTCTTTTTCAGTGACGGTCATTCTTTTCTCCAGGCAAAAAAATACCCGCTCGACGGCGGGCTGGTCATTTGTTGGGTTCGGCGCGCTTTACGCCCGAGCTACAGTGGTTTCGTCGTTGTAGAGGGCCGGCTGCTCTGGCCATGCCGGGGCCGTTGGCCAGATGGGCTGGCCCGTGACTCGCCCGAGAAACACCCTGTACTTTTTCCATTCGGTCAACATCGCCACGCGAAGCGGCTTTTCTTCGACCTCCTCCGGCAAGGCGTAATCGCCGTCGATGGCGTCGTTGATTGCATCGACCCGGCCTTGCAGTGCTGTTACCTGGGCAGTTGCCAGCCGGGTTCGCGCGTTGAGGTCCGCCGTCGTTTCTCGAAGCAACTCCTGCTCAGCGATTGCATCGATCAGTGACTGGGGAATTTCATCGACAAGGCTTTCGCCTTCGGCCAGATCGGCCTCGGTAAAGTCGTCGCCTACAGCCCGCCAGCCGTAGCTTGTGATTGCGTAAGGCATCATCTGTCCATCCCATAGCCGGTAATATCGATTGAAAGCGATCCGCCGGTACCGGAGTTGAAGTACCAGAGGTTCCCCGATTCATCCAGGGTCGTGTCACAGGACACTTTCCCGCCTGGTTCTGACCCGACCGTGGTTACGTTGAAGTTGCCGGGGGCGAGGCTTGCCACAGGGGTGCCGTTGTTGTTCATGTTCAAGCGAACGGTTTTCGTCACGTTGATCGGTACGATTGCCGAAGTGACGATCGTGGTCGGGGTAGTGGCCGCTCCGTTTGAAAGAACCCGGTATGGTGCTGCGATCAGGTTGTCTCGATAGTTGAGAACTCCGTCGCTGCCCATGGCGAAGCCCAAAACGCCGCCGTTTGTACCAGACCGGAATGCGCCGATGAATCGCCGCGATGTGTCACCCGTTTTCGTTCTGGCGGTACCCATGTAAGGCGCGGATGGTGCGGTCGTGACCAGCTCGACAGCGGCGGCACCTGCGTTCTCGTACAGGTAGGCGTAATGCCAAACAGACGCGGGCAGCGCCAAGCCACTCAAGGTGATGTCAGAGCTCACCGTGACTCGACGACTGAGCCCTGGGATGTAGGCCGTCCCAGTCGAAATGGTCAGAGAGGTTGGTGCTGGTCTCGATGGAATCAAACCAGAAATCAGAGCCGTATCAATCACGCTGTTAAGGCTTGATGCATCAACCTTTGCCGCCTGAAGTTTACCGATGGCCGCCAGTATCGTATCGGTCGCGACGACAGCCGTCTTCACCGTGAGATCGAGGCCGGTCAAGGTGGTGCCGCGAACCCCGGCGGCGGTCATGTACTTGTTGGTCGATCCCTCCGGAAGTCCATCAGTATTGGTCAAGTTCAAAGCCACGCGCACGCCGGCCTGCGTTGGAGTCTGCCCCAGCACAGCCATCACACCGCCGAATTGGTTGACCAGCGCACGCAGAGCATCGGCAGAATCTTTGACGTACCCCTGCATTGGGGCCAGCGCGTAGACCCCGGATGAATTGGTCGCTCCCTGATATACCGGTGCGATTGAAAGCGCGGTGTCGCTGGCGATGTTGGTCACTTCGTACCAGCCACCATCTGGGCCGCGAAATGCATCACCGACTCTGGCGTTGGCAATGAACGCAGTGCCCGCGCCCAATACCGCATTGGAATTTTGGACGACAGAAACCGTCCCGGACTTGTACCAGGGCATTGAATATCTCCAGAAAAGGTTGAAGCTCAGGCCAGTAATTTGGCGCAGAGGAATGGCCGATGGCCTTGATCAGTCCAAGCCGTGGTTGCCAGGCTGTACATCATGATCCGGCCGCCGGCGTAATCGACACCAAGCGCACAGCCGCCGCCCGTTGCATCGTTGTGGCAATTCATTGAGAAGGGATTGAGCGAAACATACTCACCGGCGCCAAGGGCCTTTGAAATGCCCCAGATGTACCGGCGCCCTGCTGTCAAAACCTCGCTGCCGAGGTATGTCCAGTTTCCGGCAGCAAAGGTGACTACAACCGCCGGAGCACCGCTGTCGTAGACAAGGGCCCCATTACCATCCCATAGGCGCATTCCATAAGCCGCAGTCCCCATTGATGCCCATGCGGCAACAAAATACTGGCCGCTCAAGGTGCCGAGCACGTTCGATGCTTTCATGGCGAAACCGGTCCAGTTTCCTGGGCCGCCAGTGAACCAGACCGAAATGGATACCTGTATCGAACCGGTCTGGTCCGGTCGAATAAAAACTAGCGGCGGATCCTGACTCGTCACCGCCCGCGCAAATGTTGCAAAAGCGTCAGTCACGCCTGCGTACGAACCCTTCGTGAGCACGCAAAGCCTTGGAGCTTCTGAGTCAATTTGTACGAAGGCGTTGTCATTGATGCTCTGAAAGCCATAACTCATGTGGAGTACCTGATGGCGTAGGCCTTGGCGACAATCCTCGATTGCCCTGTCGAAGCGCTCGCTGAAGGATTCTTCGGCCTCACAATCACTTGGCCGACGGCGGTCGTGACATAGGGGTAGGATTTTGCGTTGCCGCTACCGTCGGTTTCAGAGGATTGCACGTCCTGTGCCCTCGTCGGGATGATCATGAACACGCAATTAGCAGGGTTGAAGCCCGGAATGTTCAGCGTGTAGCTGGGCGTGGCACCGCTGAAATCGATCACGCCCTGCCACAACACCTGATACGTGAAGCTGTTGGTATCCATGGCGAGAAATCCATTCTCGTCAAAGACACGAAGCCCGAATAAAGCCATTGATTACCCCAGATAGCCGAGCCGAACGCGCAATACATTGTTGGCGTCGTAGACAGAGACGTTCAGCGAGTTGATCACCAGCCGACCCTGACCGGGCACGATGCCGTTGATTTCGAGCGTTCCGTCTTTATTGAGAATCCAGCCTTGCTGGCCGGCAATGTAGTTGGTCGAGCTGATGTAGCTGCCGATCTTGGCGTTGGTGATCGTTCCGTCAGCGATGAACGCCGAGTTCATGAAGACCTGGCCGCCCTGAACCGCAAACGGCACCGAAATGGCGCCGCCGGCGATGGTGTTGACGATGGCGAACCGATCCGCAGCGACGAGGAACTGGCTTTGGAAAACCCCGTTCACGTTCTCGATGCCCAGACCAATCCCAGCGGCGATGTACTGCCCATTCGCCGAAACCTGCATCTTCACGGACCACATGGTTTTCAGATTGCCGTTTACGTCAGCAAAGGCAGTGGCTGTTTCCTGAATGGCGGCGGTGTTCTCGCCGACCTTGACGCTTACCTGCGTGATCGCCTGCGCCGTGGCCTCCTTGTCCGTGGCGACCGTCTGACGTAGGTCAGTTACATTCGCCTCGTTTTCACCAACCCTGGAATCAAGAGTGGTGAGCTTTTGTGCGCTGGCCAGGTTCTCGGATGACCTGACTCGGTCTTCGTTGGCAATGGCGGCCGTGCTACCCCACTCCTTGATGGCGCCGTCCAGATCCCCCTGCCCATCTTCGTCGCGCCACGAAGCGCGCAACGCCTGAAGGGCCGTAGCCTGAGCTGTTACCACGCCGTCGAGTTCGGTGATCTCGGCGGTGTTGGTCGCCACCTGCTGAGCCAGGCCATTTGCCGTTTCCACGGTCTGGCCCACATCGAGCCAATACGCAGGATTCGGCGGCGGCGTGTTCAACGGCACGTCACCAGTGGCCTGATAGATCCGCTTACCAACGACTACAAGGTCGTATTCCTCGTAGGTTTCGTCAGGGTTGTAAGTCTTCAGGCCGTCCAGCGCATCGATCTGAGCCTGCAAGCCCGGGATCTTGTCGATTTCGTCGAGAATGTCCTGACCAAGCTCAGTGCGACCGATCTCGCCAGCGATCATTTCCAGAATTGCCGCAGCGTCGGCGCTCGATTGCCCTTGCACTCCGGTGCCGATCGGAAACCACGGCCCGATGTTCCCGATCTTGTCGACGATCCGGCCCCAGAAGTAGAAGGTGACGCCGGCCCGCAGTCCAAGCATGGAGAAATCGCTCTGCGGGTACGCCAGATCGGTCAGCTTCGTGGCTGCCTCCAATACCGTCGTCGGGCCGTACCAGATCTCCGTCCGCTGGCTGTCCTCGGCACCCGGCGGAAAACCCCACTTCAGGTAGATGCCGAACAGCAGTGGCGTGGCCGTCAGATAACTCAGCGCCGGCGGCAGCCCCTGCTTACCGCTGAGGTTGGTCAGAATCGAGTTGCGCCAGATCGACGTGATGTCGAACGCACTCACGGCCCGGACACGGGCCACGTAGGCGCCGGCGTAAATGCCAACCACGTCCACGTTGGTCATGCCCGTGCGCTGGAGCTTGATCCAGTTGCCGCTGTCCTTGCGCCACTCCACGTCGTATCCGACCGCGCCATCCACGGCCGGCCAACTGATGGTCATGGTGGCCACGGCCAGACCCTGCACCACCGACGACGTCGACGTGAGGGTCACGCTGGCCGGCGCCGGGACCACCGTGATCGGAATCACGCTGATTGGCCGTTCTTCCAGCCGCGCGCCGGTGTCGATGTGCGCGAACTTGCTAGGATTGAACTGCAGCGCGCTGATCTCGAAATCGCCCTCGGTGGTGCGCCTGGTGCGAAGGACGCGGTATAGCGGGATTGCCAGGTCATCCGCGTCGAGCGCCCATTGCAGCTGCGCCACCGGCGGCTCGCTGTAGTTGGTCGTAACCGTCACGGCGCGTCCGTTGACGCTCTGCACCGTGCGGCCTTCGGCACGCCCGCCGGGCAGGTTGATAATCAATCGATCACCGGCCTTGGCCTGGGTATCCCGATCAAGCGTCACCACGCGGCCAGCCGCCGACGAGATTCGACCGCCGACCTCCCGGCCAGCCAGCAACGAGTCCGCGACAGGGATGATGTGGCCCGGCAACGGGATCACGCCTTCCATGCCGGTCTTGAACGACACGGTGCGGTCCTGGTTGTTGCTTAGGATCGCCCACTTGCCACGACGTTGCGCCTCGGAGGCCCGGGTGCAGCCAATAGCGCTGAGCTCGGTCGGCCGGTCGCCGTAGCGGCGTTGCAGTTCCAGATCGGCGAACGGGATGACGTCGGTGTCGTAGTTGTTGGCCGGGTTGTCGTAGCTGACCAGGGCCCGGGTGTACCGGGTCTTCGCCGAGGCACTGCCGTACGAGAATTTCCCGTCGATGACGTTGGCCCGGGTGAAGACATAGTCGAAGTCCTGCGCGCGCGGCATGTCGGCCTGCATCACCAGTTGCCCCTGCGCCCAGTAGGTCATGCCCCGGTAAATGGCCGAGATGTCGCGCAGCAGCGACCAGGCATCAGCCTTGCCCTGCAGGTTCATGTCGCAGAGGAAGCGAGGCTCCTGACCGCCCAGCCCGTTCGGCACCAACTGGTCGCAATATTGGGCGATCCGGTACAGCTCCCACTTGTCCACCATGAACGGTTTGATGCGCTTACCCAGGCCGAAACGCTCTTCAGTGCAGATACCGTAGGTGATCCACGCCGGGTTGTTGGTCCAGGCCGACTTCATCGAGCCATCCCACGTCCCGGTGTAAGTGCGCAAGATCGGGTCGTAGTTGCTCGGCACCATCCAGCGACGGGCCTTGCACTTTACGGTCACGGCCGGGATGTTGGTGAACTGCTCGGCGTCGAACTCGATGTAGAGCAGCGCGGTGTTCGGATAACGCAGTTTGGCATCGATCACCTCGGTGTAACCGGCCACCAACATGGTGTCGGCGATCTTGTTGCTGTTCTGGTTCGGCGTCAGGCGGCGCACGCGGATCTGCCAGCCCGTGGCGGCGTCCGGCAGATCGATGCGGCGCGAGCGCTCGTAGCGAGTGGTGGTCTTGCCGTCGACCGCGTCCGCCAGCACCTGCTGATAGGCGCCGCCGTCGGTTGCCACATCGATGGCGTACTCGATCCGGTAACCGCCGATATTGCCCTGATCGTCAGACTGCTGAAGCGCGGGCCAGGCCAGGCGCATACGCACGGCCGACAACTGAGTGTTGGTGATCGAGCGCACCCACGGCGCATCACTGCGCAACTCGATGTTCAGCGAGGTCTCGTTCTCAACCGACGGGATGCCCGGAATGTAGGTTTGATCCACGGAGCCCGGGCGCCAGTCCCACTTCACGCCTGGGAAGTTGTAGTTGCCGCTGGCATCGCGGATCGGCGTGTTGTCCAGGTAGATGTCGTACTCAGTCGGCACGGCGTCGAACTCGCCCTCGCCCACGGCGATCAGCAGCTTTGCCAGGTTGGTCGAGCGCAGGCTGTCGCTGGCTTCGACCGGCGATTTCGGCTTACTGCTGCCGCCCTTCTCGCCGTAGATCTCGATCTGTTCCGCTGCGCCCATGGTTTCCTCCAGGCATAAAAAAACCGCCTCTTGGGCGGTGTGGGTGTCCATACAGCGTGGATGAAATGCCAGTAGCGACCACGTGCTTTGGGGGAGTAATTTCCTGACCTCTCACAACCAAGGAACGGCCATGTCAATCAGAAGCCTCGCAAGAAACCTTCCGAAAGACCCGGACAACGCAGATTGCGTGCTGGGTTGGGGTGTCGTGCAAAGTTCGCCATGGCGGTTCGTCGACATCTACGCATCAAGAGAGGCAGCTGAAGCCGAGGCAAAATCTCGAGGGCCTAGGTATCACGTCGAATACGGATCTCACCGGCTTGGTTCAGATGATTTTATGGGCGGGCTGGAGCAGCCGCTGTCGGCTCACTCAAGCTAAAACCCATACGGCAGCTGCCAGAGATCAGAGCGGCGGCGAGGCCTGGCTTGCCGCGATACTTTCGCGTGTAGCCGCTTGGCGATGTGCATTTGCCTGTGAAACGCTCGCGATGAATCTCGCGCCCGTTATCCAGAACGGCCACCACCGCCTCTTCGCCGCAAACCGATGCACCTTCAAGTCGGTGCAGGTCGTGGATCGTGATGCTGTAGGTAACTGGGGTCATGTTTTGTCCTCTGCCAGGATTGACGCCGAGATAATCATCCCGCCCCACCGCCGTTCGCCGATACAAATCGGCAACGGGTTGCCGCTGGCCGTGGTGTTCTTGGCGCTGCCGAAGGCGTAGGACGGGGCGTTTTCGGGGGACGTGCTTTGCTTCAGGCCTGAGGCTTGTGGACTCAGCATTTGGATTACGCCACCGGCAACCAAACCAATACCGGCTCCGATCAGTGGCGCACCAAAGGGTGTGGTCGAGAGAAACGTACCGGCAACGATCAGAACCGCGCCGACAATGGTTTGAATCAGCCCAGCCTTCTTGCTGCCATGGATCACAGGCACGATTCGAATATCGGTTGCGCCACCCAAGCCAAACTCCGCTTCGCCAACGTTCTTTCGATTGCGGAACACGGCGAAGCGCATGCCAAGTCGATCGAGGCGTTGAATCTCCTCCTTGAAACCCTCAAGTGTCGCCTTCAATGCTCGGAACGCCTCCCAAGCCTGGCCAGAATCCAGCACTCGACGATGAACCCTACCAAACTTGGCCGCAAGAGACCCGGACAGCCTGATCGTAGTCATCGGCTGATAGTGAGCAACGCTCGATTGCATGACTTTCTCCAGACATAAAAAAACCGCCCGAAGGCGGCTGATTGCGAATTCATTTACTGATAATCGACGTACGGTCCGAGAAAGAAGCCGCTCATATCTCCACTGATTCGGTAGAGGCTTTCTTTGCCGCTTTGCACATTGGCAGAAATCGTACGAATGGCTGCCCCGCCACACAGCCCGGAGCCAGCGAGACCTGCTCCAATACTTGGATTACCCGGCGGCAGATAAAAGGAAGCGCGCTGACCGGTGCCAATTTTCGCAGCCTTCCGGCCATCGACATACACGACGATGTCACAACCTGATCCAACCATTCCCGAATCACGGACGATCGTTACCTTTCCGCTTTCGCCGGTTGGTTTGGTTTGAAACGCGTACAGCTCATCACGCGGCACCGGATCAGCCTGGCTCACCGGAATAGCGGAAGACGCACACCCCGCCAACAGCACCAGCGCCAGCGCTCCTACGATCAATTTCATGCAGGTCACTCCTGTGGGAAAGGACGCACTGTAGCGCCATACTGTGTAGGCATCCAGCGTAGACAAAAGCACAGTACCCTAATGTTTCTGCTGGTAGTAGCTTTGCGCCACCTACTTATTTTATGAGCGCTGAACACGGATGGATGATATTTCGAAGGAGCTTCTTCCCGCATTACAGCTTTTCCTGCCTGGCTTTCTTTCTATGACAATATTTTATTGGTTTGCGGATGTTCCCAAGGCGAACCAATTCGAGCGAGTCATCCAAGCCCTAATATGCACAACGTTTATAACCATGATTGTTGAGGTAATTCAGCATTTTGCGCTATTGATTGGCCAAGCTTACTCTTTCGGAGCATGGACGACGGTAACCTCAAACCTCTATGCATTAGGCCTTGCGGTGGCTTTAGGCTCAATACTTGCACACGGTAGCAACCATGACTGGATATACGCGCTAGCACGAAAATCCGGACTTACATCCCGAAGCTCAACTCCGGAATCAGTGCATTTATTTAAAACATATGGTCGGGATGGTGTTGTCCTTCATATGCTAGACGAGCGTCGATTGATGGGTTATCTGGTTTCATTCCCGAACCACGAATCTTCAGGCGTCTATTTGATTGAAGAGCCTCATTGGTTAATACGATCGCAGCCCGTCCCAGAGCGAATCGCCGGGATCGGGTACTTAATGATAAACTCCATTGATGTGCGCTGGGTCGAATTCCTGAAAGAGGACAAGTGATGAGCAGAGAAGACACGGAAACACTCAGAAAAGTATTAAGTGGGGAATGGGTTATAGCGAAAGAGAGCTTCATGCCAGAGGTTGCTCGACGCCCCCTTCCAAGAGTTGCCCCCACACCACCACCGCCACCGCCACCAGCGCCGGTTAAACCAGACCGCTAGCGAATGATCGGTGCCTAAGAATCAATCGAGTCCGGTCAAGCCAAGGCCCACCGAAAACGATGACCTCTGACGGCCTGCCATACAGGTGGTGCAGCAGAAACGGTCCAGGGCCGAACGTCGCGGCATCCTCCCCAGGCAGTACCGGATCGGCGCCGAGAAAGATCCCGGCATGGTTCGGGTAAACCGTCCGCCCCACTTCCATAACGATCATGTCGCCGCGCTGCGGCTGGTCCACCCTGTAGAAACCGGCGGCCTCGTAGTTCGCTTCGTACAGGCTGGTGTTGTCCTTGCTCTCCCACCAGCCATCAGCGCGCTTGAAGGCTTCGAACTCCAGTCCCCACTCGCGCTTGTACCAGTCGGCGCAGACCTGCCAGCAGTCCCAGGCGCCATGCACGAATGGCCGCTTGAGCAGCGGAACCTCACCGGACGGCATGACGGTGCGCAGGTCGCCCTCGGGCCAGCTGATGATGTGCCACGGCATGGCCGTCGCCTCGCACATGGCCAGGTCGCGCGGTGACGGCCTGCTGGTGGCGTCCGGATGCGAGTGCACCACGCCGATGACTTCGCCGATGTCCTCCGCCGCCGCGTATTCCTCCGGGGCGATTCGAAATTCCTCGTTCGGCTCGGTCGAGATGTTGCGGCACGGGTAATACTGCTGTTTGCGACCGACGCCCAGCAGCAGCCCGCAGCACTCTTTCGGGTACTCGGCCGCCGCGTGCGCCTGGATCGCGTTCAAGATGTGTTTGCGCATGTCAGCTCCGTGCGATCAGAGAAACAGCCGGGAAGCCGCCGAACGGCAGCGGGTTGCCCTCGCCGAAGCGTGGGATGCATCCCTTGCCCAGCGTGGCATCACACTCGTCCAGTTCAGGGTTGTCCGT